TCTACACCTACAACTGCTATGACATTTAGTGGTGCTAATGTAACTTTTGCAGGAACAGTAACTATTGGATCTGCAGGTATATCAGAGGCAGAATTAGAAATATTAGATGGTGCAACAGCTACAACAGCTGAATTAAATTTATTAGATGGTGATACATCTGTAGGTAGTTCTATAACATTAGCAGATGCTGATGGTATTGTAACTAATGATGGTGGAACTATGAAAACTATTCCAGCTTCAGATATTAAAACATTTGTTGGAGCAGGGGCAGGTGCATTTTCAATTGCTAATTTAGATATTGATGGTGGCACAGATATAAATGCTGCTTTAACTACATCTGATTTAATTGTAGTTGATGATGGTGCTGGTGGTACAAATAGAAAAGCTGCATTATCTAGAGTAGTAACTTTAGTTAGTGCAAATATAGATGATCCAACAGCTTTAGCTATAGCATTAGGATAAAATAAAAATTGACTTTTTTAAAAATAACGATATAATATATATAAGTAAATAGGAGAAAATAAATGGCAAATACTTTTAAGGTAGTAACATTTGCAGCAGAACCAGCTTCGGCAGGTACAGCATATAAAATGTATACTTGTGCAGGAAGTACAACTACAGTTGTTCTTGGACTGATCCTTACTAATATTCATAGTTCTGCAGTAACAGCAGAGGTAGAATTAGTTAGTGACACAGGTAGCAGAGGTGGTGCT